GCTTGAAAGCCCGAAGATACCCACAGTCGCACCGGCTGCGATGGCCTGTTCTCGCTGCGTGGTGAATGCGTCGATGGCATCGGCCACGCTTGCGTCCCTGGTCAACATGGCAGTTAGGAAGGTGAAGGTCACACCAGTGACACCGACAGCGGCGAGAATGGTCAGGAAGACGATCATCCCTGTCACGTCGTTCATCAAAGTCACTATGGGAGTCATTATCCGATTCATCTGATATGCGCCGATTGCCGAACTGAACATATCTCGCTCGTAATCTTGGAGTGAAAATCTCAACTCAAAAACTTGGTCGCTCGGTTTTTTCGCCATCAAAGCACCCCGGTTATGGAGTCCCACAATACCTGCCCTAAGCCCATACCGAGAATCCAGCCGAGCAAAAAAGCCATGCCATTTTCCATGACCATTTCTTTGGCCTTCTCGCTGAGTTCACTCATCAGGCATCACCGGGAAGTTGTCGCAGGCATCGTTTGCGGAGTCTGGGAAATCCTGCGGGAGGTCGCGCAATGCCGAACGATAATCACGCCATGCGGTTGTCAGTGTCACGTCCTTCAGAGCCCGCCAATCAGATTCGGCCAAGGCTCTATCTCGGGCGACTCTAACCTGAACCCATGAGACGTCATCATAGTACTCGGACGTAATGGAGCCATCAGCAGCGCACTTCACCACACGCCGTTGAATCAATTGGTTCCCCTCCAGAATATCTTCGGAATGTGAAAACTCAGTGTCGATGCGCTCCAGTCAGTGGATGACGTATAGGCAGCAGGGAGGGTGTAATCTGTCTCCCCCGCTGCCTTGAGTCCGGCGTAGTTCGGGTTCCCCCAATAGAGATTATATGACAGTGCTCGCAACGCTGTCGGATAGGTGGAATATGACCCGTCGCCCACTATTCCGATGCTGTACCAGGTCTTCGCCTCGAGTGTCACTGTCGAGCCAGGGGTGACTTCGACTCTTCCCGCTGTGTCGGTGGCGAATGAAATCTCTGAGTTCGTCACTTTGGTCATCGGGCGCCCTACGTCCCATCCTGTATCGTCGGCGGTGGACAGGGTATAGATCGCCAGGGATCCAGTCGTCCCAGCATTACCCGCCGGGGTAGTGAAGTAAATCGCCATCTCTTCTACCTCGGTGTATGATCCAGAATAGAAGGGATAGTGTGAGGGTGTGTCATACTGAGATCCGTAGAGCATGCTGGCTCCCCAGCCTGACGCTATGGGCACGGTTGGAATGAATGCCTCATCCGCAGCAGCGTCCGTGTCCGGTGCGAAGGGAACGAATACAGCCGCATCCGAACCGCCACCAGCCTCGAGTAGGCCCGTCCACTCACCGCTAGTGACCATTCTGCACAAATTCACCAAGACTAATCTACGCATTTCATCTTCATTTGCCTCTTCAATCGCTATCGGATTGCCTACCGATTGCACTTGAGCAAACGAAACCGAGTCTAAATCAGTGTTCTGAAGCAGGGTGTAGACCCTTGGCGACTTCTTAGAGGCGTCTGGAAGCGGCATTCAATCACCCAAGGAGTCCGTTCCATTCCGATTTAACTGTCAAGCGCGCGAGTTGAACGAGCAAAAGACGGCGCAACTCGTCTTCATTCAATAATTCAAGCGTGATGGGATTAGCAACTAGAATGAAATCATCGTCTGTGAGATTCTCAAGCGTCGTGTTCTTGAGCAGTTTGTACACTCTTGGCGACTGCGCCGGGGCATCTGGAAGCGGCATCCTATCACCGCTTCTCGGTCCATCTCACTATTTCGCGCATGCGCTTGACGCCCATTAACTCGGTATCAAAGAGAAGTTTCGCGGATTTCTTGACCGCTGCCTTCTCTGATGCGCTCATTATCTTCAGACGCGCCTTCGCTCTCTTCGATATCGCCATAGCCCTGCCTCCCTAGGCCGAAGTTAGGTACTGCGCGACGAAATTCAAGTTGACCGGAATACTGCAAGGTGAAGACACCGCCTGTTGAGTCGCGGGATCGGTATTGGTCACGGAGCCGACGACGTTTCCAAGAGCGTCAACGACGACAGCGCCGGGAGTCTCGATCAAGCCGGAGTCAACGCTAGTGAACCAAGCGGCGACCAATTGTTGCCCTTGGACGGTGTCACCGATGCTGTTTCCAGTCTGTAGATCGGTTAGAGCATTGGTGGCCCCTCCACTAGCGGTGACAGTCGCGATTCTTTGAGTACCGCGGTTAGTCACATAGCAGAGGGCGGCCCCGCGATCCGCAGCTGTCTGGTTCATTACACGGAGCAAATCGCCTGCCATTAGGGTGATTGGCGCCCATAGGCGGGGGGTTGCAGTTGAGGCACCGTTCACGCAACAGGGAATGACGCTTGCGACGACTCCCTGCCTGAGAATATATGCGTATTGGAACCCGTTAGCGAACTGCATCAGTCCGTGAGTGATGGTCTTTCCCTGTCCGAAATCTCCAATGTTTTGGCTGGTGCCAGTGTAGACCGAATCCGTGGTGCAAGTGGTTTCTGTACCCTCTACGATTTCAGTATTCAAAGGGATATTGGTCCCATCTGACGCCACAAGAATCCCCACTACGGTGTTAGTGGCCATTTCAACCAATCCTCACATTCAGACCGAGAGGCTTGATCAACTTGTTCGCTTGATTAAATGGCTTCCTCATGATTTTCTTGAAAACCGAGGCTCCGATATTGAAGGAAATGGCCGCCAACGCAGCGGGCACGGCGTTGCTGCGAGCGTTTGACATAACGGCGTCGAAACTCATTGATGGCGCGTTCATTACATCGGCTAGGCTGATTTGAGAAGCACCAGTGACAGAGAGCATCTGCGAACCGCGCGAATCGGTGCCTTCCGTTTTCGACCAGCCGATGTCGTAGGCCCCACCGACGAACTCTATTGGTCCCGATCCGAGAGTGGCTTGGGTGATTATGTTCAGGTTGCCATACGCAACCGCCATGTCATACAGATTCAGAGCCGGCTTCCTTCGGCGTCGAGTTGCCTTCTTGCGTCGGGCCATATCGCAAGTGAAACAAAACCTCGCTAATAAATATCACTCAAGTTTAGAAAAAGTTCCATCCGGGCCTCTCGACGTAACCGAGGCTTCGACTGTGTTCATTTTCTGTTGCGCCATCGACATCAGAAGTTGACCGATTGCTATTTGTATAGGATTTGGAGCCTCAAACGGCACCACGCCTTCACCTGTCAGGTTCTCAATCGTGTTTTTCAGAGCCATAGCAAGAGAATTGTCGAGTTGGGCCATTGAATCCTCTAATTCTCTGCGAATCCACATCGAAAGACCTCCCAAAGCGAGCAAATTAAGCGTTCCAAGGGCGATTAACAGGGTTATCTCATCTACCATGTCCATCAACCGGAAGCCGACCGTCTATCAACCTGCCTTCACGACCCGAATTCACTCAAAATACTAGAGAATCTTGAAAGCCGGTGGCTGGGGTGGGCTAGTCATTGCCGTGGGAGGGGGTGTGTGCTGATGGGGCGGGAGCCCCAGAAGCCATGACTTCAACAACCGGCCCTATAATATACTCTAGGCCCCTCTCGTCAAGTGGAGGGTCGGCGAGAACCAGTGCATCCGATGACAGCGTTGACCCGGCCCTCCACAGGTGATAAAGATGAAGATAGTATTGACGACAAAACAGAGAAAACAATTGCTGAAGGTGTTCGCGTACATTGAGGGGCTTGACCCAGAAGGTTCGGCCGGCGGATTAGTGCGTGTCTTTGAAGAGGAAGACCATGCATTAGATAAGTTGTATGAAAAACTTCTAGGGTGATTGAATGAAGGCCATAGACGACACTCCACGGAGCTCTAGGACGTTTGAGGTCACTATCCCCTGCCCCCACTGTCGCAGGCTCCTAGACGTGTTCCTGAAGGAGGCGAGTTGAATGGTCTACTATGGAGTGTCCTTCTATCCATTTTCAACGACTGACGGTGAAGTGTCTATAACCAAATTGGCGAATAAGGATGAAATTATTGAATGGATGGGGTTAGGTTTCTCCCCTGACCACCAATTTGTAGCCGATTCAATGAGAGAAGTCAAGGAACTTCTAAGTGACTTCCTTCCCGATTATAAGTTCAAGAGAAGTGATATGAGGGCGGCATTGTAATGCACCTAATCTCAGCGACCCTTGACAACGAAGCATATCGCATCTACGAATCATGGCCTCCCCGAGGGAAGAGTTCGGAGATTCGTTACGCAATCAAGTTCACCGAGGATAACGGACCGGCGAACAGAGTCGGACTAGCTGCTCAATTGAGACAGTCGAAGAAGACCGTTAAATCCCTTCAAGAACATATTCTAGCTGTTGCAGCAGGCGAAGAACCCCCAGAGGCCGCATCGATGATGGATTTACGTTGATTGGGGACCGACGGCCCCAAATCGTGAGCCTCTAGGGTGTACCTAGAGCATCATAATT